TGACTTCGGAGACTGGCCTCCTTCTCCATGGGAGAATCAAACAGGATCTCTTCCAGACGGTTCATCGGGATGGTCTCCAAAAAGGACAGTGAGGACGGACGCGCTGTGCTCGCCGTCTTCTCCAACCAGTAGTTGAACTCGGAGCTGCTGGCCGTCTTTTCGACCTCAGACTCGTCCTCGTTCTTGGTGGAGACGACCCCGTCCAAGGCCGCCGGCTCAAACCTGATTTTGTGCGGGCAGTCCGTTGAGGCCAACTTGTTCCAGGCAGCCTGGTTGGTAGCCTCAACGACTCTGGCGATCTGCTCGTTGTTGTACTGGGTGTCCCCGAGGGCATCTACGACCGCCGCCGTGAGGCTGGAAACCTTACCGTCGATGTAGAAATCGGACGCTTGGTCAGCTAATCTCAGGACGTCGGACTTGTCAATGAGAGGATTCACGTCAATGACCCGCAGAGAGTTTACACGAGACAATCGTATTGGAGACGGTGCAGCAGTGTCAACACCGACTGCTCCATCCTATATCAGCAGAATGGATACGGCAAAGGAATTGGACATCGGAGTCCGGGGAGTCGACTACCACGTCCGCGAGGGGAACCTGACCCCGATCAAACAGGGCAGGCAAACGATGTTCCTGAGGGCTGAAGTCGAGGAGCTCAGAACTGAGAGGCACCGCCGGCGTACCGACGACACCCTGCGCCGCGCCGTCGGTGAGCGCCAGCGCCAAGACGACCTCAAGTTCCAGGAAATCAGCGAGCGCCTCAAGTTCCTAGAGCACATTTCTGGAGTAGCCGGGCGAGCAGCAGGTCTGAACAAGCCGATCCTGCTAGCCATGACCGAAGAAGTGGTAAGGAAGAGCAGGCAGGTAGACCGCCTCTCCACGGAAGAGAAGGCTATGTGGATGGAGAGGATATCCGCCCTGGACTACAAGACTGTGAAGTTCTGCCTCAAAACACAGGAGCTGTCCAACTTGCCCCTTTGGATACTGCGCCTCGGCATGAAGATCGCCGCCTCGAGGGAGACGAAGAAGGAGAAGAACGAGGACCTGCTCCACTGTCGGAACCTGCGCCTCCTACTCCAGAGTTTTGCGCCTCCCAGACCAGTCTACTACTGCTCCTTCCCACTACCCCAATCCCTGTCTCCCGTAGACGCCCTCATCCTAGCCTCACACACCGCCCACTAACCTCGTATAAGGTCGGGTACAACTACGGAGGGAATCTATGCCAGCAGGGAAGATGTCCAACTTCGACGAGAGTACGGCCCTGGTTCTAGCGAGTGAACCAGAAGAGGAAGAATATGGGCCCTCGCTCACGGAGAAGTTGAGCAGCAGTGCACAAAGTGCAATCGACAAAGCGAGAGAGGCGGGAGAGGCCGCCAAAGAAGTAGCCAAAGGCGTGGTGTCCAAGGGAAGACAGAACACTACAGGGAGGAGAGGAAAAAAGATGGCAGCAAGCAACCAGCCCGACCCGATGATGCAGTGGGTGATGCAGTATCTTCGGGAGGAGCAAACGAGGATCAGCAAACTCGATGCAGACACCAGGGAGTTCGTCAAGGGCGCCCTGGAGAACCTGCGTGAGACGACGAAGGAGCAGCGGGCGCTGAACGCACTCATCGAAGAGACGATGACGCTCATCTCTGTGACCATTCAAGAGGAGAGGAGGAGATCTCAAGCCAAGGCTTGGTGGGAGTGGATTCGAGACCTCAGTCTCATCCTCGTTGGAGCTGTCAGCTGTATCCGTCTCGGGCAGGTAGCCACTGCGCAGCAGGTCCTGATTGGGCAGCTGGAGCCCAAGAGACCACACCTATCTGTAGCCCGCGCTGCCTAACCTGCGGGCAGTTGAAGAGGCTTCCAGTGAGGGAGGGCTGCACTCTCCCTCACTGGAGGTCTGGCCTCGGAAATTTAGCCTGAGATGCGAGGAACGAGTAGGCCACACTATGCACGGTGTCGTCCGTGGTTCCTTTCGGGTGATCGTACTTGAGGTTCCCGTGTACGTTCAGCTCCTTGTGGACGTTCAAGAAGTCCCCCGCGTATCCCTCGTCGTGGAGCTCGTCCCACGAACAGCGGAAGCGCATACCGCCTGACTTGACGAGATGGAACACGTCCGCTAGCACAGCCGTCCTATTGGTGATGTAGACCATCGCTGACGTGTCGTACTTCAACTTGTCTCGCTGGTTGGTGTGCGCGTAGACGAAAGTCTTGTCGAACCCGAAGGCCTTCCTGATCCTACTATTGAGACCATGACCAAGACCCCAGTCTAGCCCTACGAAGTTGGCGTTGACTGCTCCGAGTAGGCGCATCACCTCGGCGACCGCGAGCTCGGGGTCTAGGAGGTCACGGGTGAAGTTCTTCAGGAAGAAAACCTCGAAGAGGTCATCGACATACCTTCCAGCTGTGAAGATCGTCTTCGACGGGTCTCCCAGGCCCCAGTCGACTCCGCAGAACACGTATCCGTTCACCAGCTTGGGTGGGGCTTTTGCCCCAGCGACGTCCAGGTTCAACAACTTGTGCTGCGGCATGCAGATGTTCTTCAGGTCCTCCCTAGTTACTGGCTTGTCGCCCGAATCGTAGCTGATGCCGAGGACTTCGTTGTAGAACCGGGGACGGTTGTACCGCCGCCATTTGTAGAGCAGGTCGTCCCACTTCCTTCGGAAGAGGTCCCGGTTGTAAGAGAAGCTGTACGGGAGGAGGAGCTGTGGAATGCGAAAGCCTTCCATATCAGCAGAGGCCGGGCCTGTTCTGAACCACCCGGCTCCGAACCTCTTCCCGTCAGAGGTTACTTTCCCGAAGGGGTTCAACTTTCCGCCGCACTTGATGCAGACTAGGCCGTGAGGACCGATGTTGTCCTCCATCATCCCCTCGTTCCAGTGGTTGCACGCCTCACAGCGGATCATCCATTCGTTCTGTGTCGACTCCTGGGACCAGTAGTACTCGAGAGGATTGTCGTAGGTCTTGGGGGTACCCAGCACTCGAAAGATAGGGCCCTCCACCCTGTCACAGTGGGCTAGAGTCTCCCGGATGACGGGGATGTTCTCGTTGATGATGTCCTGCACCTCATCGATGAACAGGACCTCTGCCGGGATACCACGAACTCGGTCAGGGGTGAGGTAGGCAGCTCGAAGAGTGATGCTCGAGTGGAGCCCAAAGAAGGACTTCCGACTCACGCTCCAACGGTCTTCATCCCGCATGTGGGTGATCTTCGGGGAAGTCTCTACAACCTCGTCGATGCGCCGAAAGGAAAACTCAGAGAGCTGCGGGTTGGATGGGGCTACGTAGAGGATGCTGGTCCAGGGAACCTGGGCTTCGGCGAGCGCCTTGTTCGCCAAGCTCGAGGACTTCTCTACCTGCCTCCCGGCCACAATGACGGCACTACGTCGGTACTTGTTCTTGGGGAACTTCATGTACTCGAGGTCGTATGGGAGAATCCACCAAGGCCGAAAGTGCAGATTGAGCGCCTTGCCCGTTACCGTCAGGTTCTGGTCAATCCACTGAGACTGCCGAAGCCGCCTCTGCTGCACGTGCTTCACCCGCGCAGAGTGCGCGCGAAACTCAGCCATCTCTTCTGAGGTCTCAGGTCTCTCTATGGACAACATCGTATAAGTCCCTCACAACAGGAGGAGAGTGCATGCAGAAAATCATCGACATCTTGGAGGCCCATTCCGCTCCCGAATACTTCTCCGAATGCGACAGTGGGAAGAGGCTTCTCGCCCACAAGGCCATCATCGAACCGGAGATCCGAGAGGAGGTATGGGAACTTCCCCCTGACAGAATCTTACCAGCACTGCGGAGAGCCTTGTCAAACGAGGAGCTCACAAAAGTCCTGCGCAGGCACGAGATTGCAGGCAGGGTGACGAAGAGTCAACTGTCCTTGTTGCGAGAACTACTCTCAGAGATCCTCATTGAGCAAGAGCTATTCAGGGTTGCCGAAAGACTCGGGTGCTCTGGATTCCGATGGTGTATCCTGTGCCCGGAAGGGAAGAACATCGTCGCCAGGAAGATCTACGACTATGCAATGGGACCAACTTGATAGCGTCGCTCAACACCTGAAAGGTACTCTCGGGGCAGTAGCGATGAAGACGGAAGTAGAGGTAGTCCGCTCAAAGCGGTACACCGACCCCTCCGTCTTATTAGTATCGGTCTGGACGGAGGCCAAGGGCCAACGCCAGAGCATCTTGGACCTGATAGGGGCACACCACCCAAAGAACTGGAAGAAGACCAGAACTCGGACCAAGACTACCAAAGACCGATTCTTGTGGAAGACCTGGGTGCGCGTTGAGTACATGCCCCGAGCCACCAAGCCCCTTGCTGTTCGCTTGGCAGAGCAAGGGCGCCCAGGACAAGAGAAGAACCCGTCCTACCCGACCTAGTCCCGCCACCTATTGCGGCGCAGGTCCTTCTCGAGCAGATGGATCTCTCCATTCAAGGAGTACTTGCTAGCCTTTTCGAACAGGGAATCCAGCCGCCCAAGGAAGCGCTCGACCAAGATCCTCTCTGCGCCCATACGGTTCCCTGCCTTCTGCACCTTGACGCAGAAAGTAGGCTGCCCGAGAGCTCGAGTAGGGTCATTTGCCCGAACGAAGTGCTGGGCGATCTGCCGGCCGAAGAAGTCTGCCTCGGCTGGGATGTCCCCACCGACCGCCCACACGAATGCGTCTTCCAGGATCATGCCCGTCACCTTCTCGTTGAAGGTGAAGTCGAAGCTGCCCTTCTTCGGAAAGAAGTGGTAGATCACGTCCCCGTTGGGCTGGAATGCGATCTCCACATCGTAGAACCTACGCTCGTGGTTCCGGAATGGGATCTGTGTTGGAATGTGGGCGCGCTGGCCCTCATTGCTTAGGAACGAATGGGATGAGTTGTCCGCGGTTTGTGGTGTCATCTTCTTCCTCCAGGAGTCGTCGCTCATCTTCCTCCTCCAAGAAATCAAGATGGTCGACACTGGGGATCATGTCAATGACTCCACCATCAAAAACTACCGAAGGCTCTACTTCCGGCGGGGCTACCCGACGAAGCTCGTTGTCGAGAACCAAAACTGTCGAAACCCAATTTCGCGCATCTTGGGCGTTGGCCCGGCCTGAGTGCATGTCCTTTGAGTACCTCATCAACGCGACGTCACGCATGTACGCCAGGCGCTCTTCGTCCGACATCGGGTTGGGGACCCCGAAGTCCAAAGAGAGGCCAACGATAGGATACCCGTCGGCAGCAGCCTGCATCCCTACCGTTGCCCCGATAGCCCGGAAGTACCTCTCCTTCTCTTTCACCGTCAGTATGGCGAAGTTCCAGAAGAGCTGCTGGTAGTCCTCGACCATCTGACGCATGACCCCCTTCGGCTTCCCGAGGAGGGACAACTTTCCGATGATGTCCTCCCAGGACATTCGGGGGTTCAACAAGCAGAGCTCGAGGGTGTGGCGAATCTGGGAGTGGAAGCAGATGGCCCGTGCAGCCTGTACCCTTTTCGAGTTGGCGTTCAAGAGGCCGCGAGAGAGGTTCCTCCGGTCAGCCCACCGACGAAGCTGGTTGGTGGGGGTGAATCTCCGGTTCTTGATGACTGGTACAGTCGCCCGAAGCCTCTCCAACAAGTCCTCGTCCGGCTTTGGGAGGCGTAGGAGATCGAACTCGTCCTCAATCTCTGCGTCTTCCCACCTGCGGGAGATCAGCAGTGAAAGGTAGATCTCGTGTGGAACATGGGTCGTCACATCTCGCCCGTCTTCAGTTTCCGAACTCCCTCGAGGACCTTCTCCATACTCTTCATGGCCCCGATGGCGTCGTTCATCGGTAATTCAGAGTAGCCCATCTGACTCGCGACTACCAGCGACGCCAGGGTTTTCTGGGCGTCTTCGAGGTCGCTCTCTGCCTCGACGTAGTTTCTGGTGTTCTCGGGATTGACGAAGCCGAGAGAGAGGATAGCGTCGATGGTCTCTGACCTGACCTCTCCGTGCTTGGCCATCTCGTAGAACAGAGCCTCGGCAGTCCGAACGAGCAACGCCGGGTCCCCTTTCAGGGTAGCGCAGACCTCCTCGGCGTGCTTCGTCAAATTGCCGTACTCTCCGTAGACATCCTCGGTAATGTCCTCTTGGATGTCCCCATACAGGATCACGGTTCCGAGCACGTCGGCTTTTTTGAGAAGCCTCTTGGGATCTGGAGCTCCGACAGCGGCCAGCTTGAAGTGGGCTTCTTTCGTGTCGATGAACTGGTCATTGAAGCCGCTGCCGACAAGGGAATACGAGCCGCTGCCATCTCCGAGAAGCCTGGCAGCTTCCTTGGATCCCATGGCGTGGAAGGCCTCGAACTCCCCCGGAGTCGCGACCAGGTCGACCCTCCCCTCGGGAGGAGCGATGCACTTCAGGGAGTAGGAGGCCGGGACGAGGAATACGTCCTCCTCGATCTCAGTCGGCTTGATGACGTCACAACGAACGATGGTCACACGGTCGCCGAGGTAGGTCTCGACAGCCCAGCCTGGACCGTAGTTGGTCTGAGCCTCGCCCTGCACCACGAACGGGGTAGTGCACATTACGTCCATTTTCACCGGGTCCGTGCAGAGGAACACACACTCCCCAGAAGGCTTGATGTCCGGAGCTGGGAGGTCGAACTCTCCTACCCACTTGCCGGCAATCTCCTCTTGGGCAGCGGCGTTCTTGCCGTTGAAGAAGATCTTCATGGGCAAGGTGATCCCGGTGAAGTCGAGAACTCGCGTGATGACGTACCCAACAAGGGTCTCTCCGACGTTGGTCTTGACCATCCATTCGCCGGTCTTGTCCACCTCTTGTGCCTCAGCGAAAACGTCGGTGTCCAGGACCGGACCAGGGCCCCCAACTACGGCGTAGCCGTCAACGTTCGCCTGTTTGACGATCTCCGAGGGAAGGATGCTGATCTCCTTACGGGTAGCCGACTTCGCTGCTTCCTTACGCAAAGCGGCGCTCATCGACCGCACAGAATACCTGTGCCCGACTGATGGCTCGATGAGGAAAGTGTCATGGTGCCCTCCGAGCTCGGAAGACGTCTTCATGATACTTTGTCTGTCCCGACGCCGCCGTTTCTTCTCAGCCCCAACCATCTTCTTGATGAAGCGCGCAGCGAAAGGGGACTTCCTCGCCTCTTTGATCATCGCCATGATGTCGCTTTCGCGAATGGAGGACAGCTTGGTGCTGATGTAGCGGTTCCCGTAGTGGTTCATGTGATCCGGTGGCTGCAGATCCTGCTCCTGCAGCATGTCTTGCACATCCGGGTCGCCGGCGGGAACCGCGTCTACGGCAGCCTGAGAGAGCATCGCTTCCCGAATCCGCTCTTCTGTGAGCGGGAAGATCTCGTCGTCCTTTGCGAACGTAGCAAAAGGGAGGATGTCCCAATCGCGAACGAAGATGGGAATCTTGATTTCGTTCTTCTCTTGCTCACCAGCGTCGTCATCATCTCCGATGATGGCGTACCCGAGCATGTATCCCTCTTCAGGGTCCACTCGGACCTCCTCGATCTCCGGCTCGTACTCTGAGAGGTACGGATGTTCGGAGAACAAGGCCGTAGTGATGTCTTCTGGCCACGTCTCTGCGGGACCCTCAACACGGTTCTTGATGGTCGAAGAGACCATCGGAGCACCCTGCTTGTAGAATTCACGCTCGAGTAGGAGGTTAGCGGTCATGGGATATTGTCCTCTACTGTGAGGTCGGCCACTCTGCCGAAGCAAGAGTCGTCACCGACTCCGTTTGAACCGATGTATATCTTAGCACCAGGGACGACCAGGGAGTCAATGGTCGGTATCGTAACACCGGAAACAACCTCGTCAAACACAGGCCCCCCGTTCTTCACGACTACGAAGCGCATTTCTGTGCTCCCGTACTCGAAAGAGACAGAGAGCTCGAGCTCGTCATCTGCCTCGTAGTCAAACCCAGAAGATTGGTATTGAACTCCGCCTACGAGCATTCGCAATCTAGCTTGAGAAGAGAGTCCACGGATGCCGAAAACGAAGTAGCCTGTACCGTAGAATAGCACTCTGAAGTCGTTGGTTTCCAGTAGCGCGCTCCGGGTGTATGGCCGGAAGGTACAGCTGACAACAGCCTCTCCACTCCCTGGAACAGACAACTTCCCACCAGGCGAAGAGACAATGTCCGGTGCTCGAGAGCGAGACGCCTCCGCTGTCGGGATGGGGCTACTCATCGGCCCAGCTTCCCACTGCGCACGCCAGAGGCGAACTTCTCCCCCTGGAGGTTGGCTCCATCCGATACCCGTATCAGGCAGGACGTGCCAGGGAAAGATGCGGATGCTGCCACTGGTGTAGAGCGTGTCGTACGCCACCTGGAAGATTCGCCCAGGGTATGTAGTCCGCAAGTCTGGGGATACCTCTACGCAGGCCCTTCCAGCCAAGATGGCCCCGGGTGGGCCCATTCGGAAACTGACCCCGGCCAAATTGGGGTCGTAGACCACGGGCACTAGGACGTCCCCGGGGGTGACGATCCACCCCTCGATGTTCGACACGTCGGAATGAGACAGGGTCAGGTAAGCGTTAGGGTCGCCAGGGTCAGGGATCAGCGCCGTGCGCTCAACGTGCCGGCGCGGTACCTCGAGCTTCAGCCGTCGGTATCCCTGGTAGGTATCGGTGCCGTCTAGGATCCTCGCCTCCAAAATGGGCGAGTCGTCGTCGTAGACGTGGCCCCCGCGGATAGCGGGAGAGAGTGTCAGGGTCAACTCAGTTGTCTCGACTGCAGACAAGACAAAGAAATGCCAGGCCTTCTCGCCCAGCGCAGTATTGGCCTTCAGCTCAACGATAGCCCCGCTGGCGATGGACTGATTTACTTGCTGAGCCGTCAGTACCCCATTGTTGAAGTAGAATGGCTGTCCAGGACCGTCTGTTGAAACGAGCGTGTGCAAAACGTCCATCTTGAGAGACAGCTGGGACGAGTAGGCAGGCCCCTTAGCATCGCCGAGGTACTGCGCGGCAAATCCCTTATAGTCGTCGGACCACTGCGCCGACCTGGCGAATATGGAGAACGTGTCGACGTAGGTGCTCGCATCGAAGGGGAGGCCACCCTGCTCCATGTACCCTCCAACAGAGTCATCGATGATGACGATATCCGAAATGAGCAGCGTCCGCGCCGTCGGCTCCGTGAAGATGGCTGGGGAGAAGTAGATGATCCCCTCTGGTACATCCACGGAGTCCACCTCGACGATGAAGAACGCGTCTTGGAACTCTCCGAATAGGTCAATCTCCTGCCGGCCGAGGACCCAGTCCCCGGCGGAGACCAGAGACACGTCGAAGGCAGAACCTCCCGGGTTGACCAGGTTAGTCAGAGCACACCCAGAGTGATCGGGGGTGCCCCTGAGACCAGAAGCGATCACAGACCCTGTCCCGACCGGAGCCTCCAACACTAGTGCTGGACCGGCCTCCTTCAACCTCCGCATCAAATCCGCCGAGGGCGCAGCATTCTGTAGGAGGGACGAGGCAGCTCCCCCATGGAGGGTGGCTGACACGAACCTGTCCGAGTGCAAGAAGCGGTTCGTCTTCTCACCCTCAATCAAGAGCCCCGAGGGCAGTACTGGAACATTGATCTCGTAGATACTCTCCAGGCGAGGTGTGTCGTGCGCGACGTGGGCTAAATAGTAGCTCTTGGACCCTATGTTGGACATCACTGCACGCCCGCCCGACGGATCGTGACCCATCGCCAGGCTATGGAGCTCGGACTGGTATGTCCCCCAAGAGTCCCGCTGGATCAGCATCCCGCCGACCTGCGAGCCGAGGCCGCTATCGTCCCCGGGTGCTTCTGAGTCCGTTCTCCTGCCGCTCCTCCTAGAGCCTCCGCTCGATCCCTCGACGTTACCGGACCCTCCGCCATCTTCAACAAACCCGTCGTTGCCGTAGTTCGGGACGCCGCGAGACCCCGCATTGTCTGTGCCGGTCCGATTGAACACGCCAGACATAGAAGGGTCCAAGAAGATCTCTTCACGTCCGGTACCCCCAAGCCAGGACGCCCAGTCCTCTGGGGAGATGACGAACTCTGGGGCCCCAACACCCTCTAATCCAGGGCTGGGCGAGAAGGTGACCAGCGGGCTGTCAGAGACGTCACCCTCTTCCGGGAAGAGCAGGGACTTGAGAAGGTTGTACGCTCCAGGGGTGGTGACGAAAAAGCCTCCGCCCACAAGGAATGCTCCAGGTCCGTATGGGGGACGATCTTCAGACTCCCAGATACGGTTCTGCAGGTGGGGCACTCCACCTACCTCTACAGGGAGCCACAAGGAATACACTGCTGGCAGCTCGACCAGCAGCCGCGCAATCCGGTCAAGCAGGTCTGCGAGCTCCTCGAACACCTTGCTGAGCTGACGTAGCTTGAGTTCAATAGCCCGAACGAGGTCGCTCACCTGCTCTCCTATCAAGTCTACAGACTTGAGCAGGTCGAGCAGGGCATCGAAGTTCACGACGACCGTTCCAAAATCAGGAAACAGGTCCTTGACCTTGACGCTGTTGAAGTCCGGAGCTTCGCCGCTTCTGCTGTAGACCGTGTCGCGCACGGTCCTGAACATCGCCGCTTCGCCGAGCCTGGACGCATTGTCCAAATCGATAGCCTCCCAATTATCGAGGCCCGAAGCGAGCTCCTCGAACAGGGAGATCTCCAAGACTTTGCCCAGGGCTTCTATCAGGGGCTGCAGCTCCAACAGGTACTCAGCCCCGACCAGGAATACCACCCCGCCAATGCCACCGCTCTCGTCCAGAAGAGGGCGGCGTGAGTCGAACTTGTCGTCGAAGGCCCAAAGGATTCCGCGAATCCAGTGTTGGAATCCGCGAATCTCGTCCCACTCCTGTCCGTCGAAGTCGATTTCTGTGAAGTTGAGTGTGCCGCTGCCTTCAACCTGCGTATCCCTCATCATTTCAGGATTCGCGCCCTCGACAGCCTCGAGGTTCACGGCTACCGGAGGGAGATTCTCCCTGGCCTCTGGGGAGATGGCGTTGTAGATGCCGATCTGGTTAATGGCATCTTGGATGTTGTGGTGGTAGATGGTGTAGACCCCCTGATTTAGGAGGTCAGTGATCAGGCTCTGTATCAGAGCCGCCAAGGAGTTCAGAAACCCAACTACCGGACTCGTGTTCGAAATCAGCGCTATCGCGTCCAGAGCTGGACCAGCGTAGTCCGCGAGCATGTCTAGAAACTGACTCGCTACCCGAATCGTGTCCGACGCCCCGCTCGCGTTCTCCACGAACTGGCGAACCTGATCCGGGTTGATTATCCTGCCGCTCTGCCATTCCTCGGCCATGGAGCATCTCCACTAGGGTCTGAGCACGCTTCTGCTCCAACGACAGGATCTCCCGAAACCCCAAATTGAGCAAGCGCTTTACTGTCCCAATGCGTTCCCCGAGCTTGACGGAGTCGATCTGCTTCCACTCGCTCATACCAGCCCCCCAACCGCAGCGAGAGGGGTAGGCGGAGGGGACCCGACGGGAACAATGTCGATCACGGTCAGCATCGTACCAAGGAGAACAGGAATTTGGGAGACGATTGCGACACAGAGGTCAACGAGCTCGTCAGTGGGAGGATAGCCAGGATTGTCATACTGGTGGAAGAGCGGAGATGACGCTACCTCGGAGGCCACTGCTATGGGCAAAGCGTTCGTCAACGCCGTAAGGCTGGTCGGCTCTATAGTCACAGTGAGGAGCCCACCAGAGCCAGTCATTTGTGGCGGGACTGAACATTGCAGGGAGAGCTCCTCGGCGATGTAGTTCAACGTAGGGGCCACGAGGCCCTGCATGACGAGGGGCGCTGCCGGGCCAGACCAGCCCAAAGACGCTACTGCAGCGGCGGTTGCCGCAGTTACCGTCGCAGGTAGGCCTGGGAAGGCGACGTCGTCGTACTGGTAGGGTGGAGCCGCTACGATGACACCTGGTCCAGCAACAGTGCCCGACCCGATGCCGACGAACGCACCCAGGCTAGCGATCTGGGCGGTTGCCGCAGTAGCTATCAGGCGACCGATCTCTTCCATCGGACGGTGCCTTGGCACTGCCGGGGCCGCTTGGTCATTCCTCCGATACACCGACGCAGCGGCCGGAAATGCGGACACGTAGTCGGAGAATATACGGCTGGTCATGTCGTCGACATTTAAGGCCATAGCTACGGCCTCGGGGTGTCTGGGTTCGGAGCGTTCTCCACAACCGGAGTAGTTGGAGCAGCTACCTGAGTGGGGACTGGTGGCCCGGCGGCAGCAACTGCTGCACACCCTAGAATAGGAGCACCCGTCACGTAGCAGATCGGGTGAGTAAGCGTCGTGACAACGTTACCTGCTGGCTGATCTTGGAGGCCTATCTTCGTCCTCCCAGAGGGGTCCATGACCCACTCGCCGACGGAGTTCTTGTACTCGATGTGGCCAGTCAAACCGTCGATGATCAAGTGCTGCCTCGGATTGAGCCACTCAATGGACACGCGCCCAAACTCATTGGGCCTATTGGGGGCAGCGTGCAGCCTGACTCTGCAATAAGGGGCTGCTGATGGCCCGACCATGACCTCGATGTCCCCCGCCATTGCATGTTGGCGGATCGTTCCATCGACCACCTGGAGTAGCGAGGCTATCGCCCCTTGGAGGACAGACCCTGGTTCAGCTCCGTGGACGACTGTCGTGAAGTGCTTACCGCCAGTAACGGTAGAGCGGTTGCCGGCACACGTGTTTGCCGACCCACCACCAGCAACGACCCGATTATCGCCGGCAATCTCGTCATTCCGACTCCCGCCGACTACGGTGTTCTGGCTGCCCTCGAGCTGGTCCTCTCTCGACCGACGCTGGCTAAAGACGATACGCTCCCCAGAAAGATAGAGTGGGCCATCTGAGCTGATCGTTCTGCTGCCCTTGGCATGCTCTGCGTGGTCTCCCCCGACGTTGGTGTCTTTGTTTCCGTGCACGCGCTCAGATCGGTTTCCGTCTACGAGCTGGACGTCGCTGCCAGTGATGAACAGACGCCGGCTCCCCATCTTGAGGAGGTACTGCCCAGACATGATCTGCTCGGCGTTGCCGTTCCTATCGAACCTCATCGACAATACGGCCTGGTCTGGGCTTGGGTCTAGGCCAGCCTGCTCTGCGTCGTCGACGGTCTGCTGCGAGAAGACGAGTAGCCTGCCCACTATCTGGCCCGCGTCCGCCCCAGCCAGGTGACGACCTTCATCATCGACGACGTGACCGAGCTTGATATCCATCAAGGGGGCCTTCTCCGCATACTCCTGGATCATGATGTCGACTTGGACAGGAGTAGGTCCCTCATCTGGGACGCTCGGATCGTCGATGACGTTCGTCTTGAAATACGACCCACCCACGAAAGTCTCGTGGTTCATGCAGATGGTTCGGATGAGATCCCCAACCGGGAAGTAGATGGACTGGCAGAAATCTGAAGCCCCCACCTCGACAAACCCGGCTCGTCGCACGCGGACGAAGTTGCCGTCCCTACCGTGCAAGAAGATGTCTCCCGGAGTAGCCGTGTCCCTACCTACGCTATGGTTGTCCTCGGGAACGGACTCCTCCCCGAGATCGGTTCTGCGGAGGGGAGTAAAGCACATCACACAGGGGCCGGAGCCACCAGAGCCCGTGAAGATGATGCAGGGAGCATCCACTTCTGGCATAGCGTAGATCCCTTCTCCCTCTTGATAGTGGAGGTAGGGTGCGGCTACAGGTATGCTCTCGATGTACCCGCCATCGCTGAGGGAGACGTCGACAGTCCACTTCTCTGGGTGGACGTCACGTATCCTCCCCGACATGAACCCTGCACTCGTTGATCCCTCTTTTTTAGTCGGCACCTAGTTGCCCTCAAAGTTGTCAGCTCGAACTGGCCTACCGAATCCGGAGGTCTCACGAATCTCTTCCTCCCCGAGAAACGTGAGAGCAGGGATCGGGTGCGGGCCCTTCGTGTCAGATTCCCACCCCTGATTCGCTGCATTGACGAGTGTCTCACGGAGCCTCTCCGCATTCAAGCGAGCAATCCAATCTTCGTTGACAAGGGGGGCCATCCCCACACCTTTGACGATTGGCAGGTGCTTGATCCGCTCTTTCGCCTTCGCCTTCTGGTTGAAGGCCTTCACCTTCGCCAAGTTGACTGGCTGCCCGGGGGAGAAATCAGACTTGCCTGGGTCAACCACCCGAGTGTGCGACATCATCCCTCTGGCAACGAGCTCGAAGTGTTTCTTCTGCACCCCCTTTCCCCCCTTGAATAGGGCGTGTAGCTGGTCGACAAGGGCTTCTTGCGCCGCATATGAGCCCTTGAGGTCCAAGACCTCCATAGGGTGTACTACACCCGCTGTCAGAGGATCTCCGCGCTTGATCTGACGCCCAGGCTTGATACTGGAGAACAGGGATCTGTCTTGCGGGACGTAGATATCCTTCCCGCCAACCCGTACCTCATGCCCGCCTTGGGGGGCCTTCCTCACTGACTCAACCTTCCCAGACTTCGTGGATAGAACAGCACTGTTGGGGATGTTCTTGGTCAAGCGGAGCAGGTTCTCGGCGTTCCGCAGGCGGTCCCCCTCGACGACTTTGTCCGGGTCTTCGACGATACCCCCAGTGTGGAATACGTTGAGGGAGAGCTGGGTACTCGGTTGCCCAATGCTTTGCGCGGCCAGAACGCCAACATTATCGCCGATGGATGGGTTCTTCCCCTCCTCATCGAGGCCCATACACTTTGCGCAAACCCCATTCTCGTGCTCGCAGCGCATCGGCGTACGAACGAGAACGCTCCCAACGCCTGACGATTTCAAGGTGTTCGTGACCGAGGGCGTGACTAGAGTACCCCTCTTGATGCTTCGGTTCCTCTTCTTGCCCTTGATCCGTATGCCATGCGCGAGGTGTCGGCCCTGGATATCAGGATCGTTGGTAGCCATGTTGATGCCCTCGCGGGTCCCGCAGTCGTCGGACTGGATGACCTGGTCTATCGAAGTCCGCATGATCTGCTTGCTCAAATAGCCCGGCTTGGACGTCGAGATGGACTTGTTGATGGCCCCTTTTCTAGCCCCGTGGGTACTTGTCCAGTAGTCAGCGAGGTTGAGGCCCTCGCTGTAGGAGTTCTTGATGAGTCTGGGAACAACCCTATTCTGAGCGTCGAACACCATCGCCGGCGAGGATACAATCTGCTTCAACTGTCCCCATGACGCGCGAGCTCCGGAATCAACAACTTCGAACAGGCTGTTCTTGACCTGCCCAGAACGGAGCAGACTCCGGTTGTGATTATCGAGCTTCTTGATGGTTGAGCCGTAGGCCTTTACCGGGTCTTCCCCAGCAGCAACGCGCTCTTCGGCCTCCGAGAAGACTGCATCTCGGTAGTCCTTGTCGATGACTGCAAAGTCATCCAAGGACACACTCATGCCGGAATCGGTAGAATGCCGGTTACCGATGTCCTTCAGAGTATTCGCCGCTTCGGCATACGCCTCCGGGTCCTTCTTGGCCACAGAGGTCAAAAGGTCGTTGATCTTTCCGCCTGTCAGCCGCGGCCTCTTCTTGAGATCTCCCTTGAACCGAAATCTCGCTGGGATGGCCCGATTGACCTCTTCCCACCCCATCGTGGTCTCTCTTGGCCCGATCTTAATGACGTCAGTAGGAACGATCTCCCCCTTCCTGAGAGCAGACTCTGCCGCTTTCGTCGAAGAGAACTTCTTGCCCGTTGTCTTCCCAACTTCGGTGATCCCACTCAGACCCCAGACCATCTCGTGGCCGAGCTTGTGGACGATCTTTCCGTTCGCCGGGCTGAACAGGTTCTTGGAAGGAAGGAGACTGCCGGCCTCTTCCACGGCCTTGTCGCTGACGGGCACGTAGACGCTCATCGTGTCCCCGTCGAAGTCAGCGTTGAACCCCCCTGTCACCAGCGGGTGAATCTGGATGGCTTTCCCTTCCACCAGCTGCGGTTGGAAGGACATGACGTTGAACTTGTGGAGGGTAGGGTCACGCTTGAGGAGCACAGGGCGCTCTTTTGCAACTTCGACGAGCACCTCACGAACTCGTGTGTCTTCCTCTCCCTTCTCCTCATAGTACTTGCGCGCGTCTCGCGAGCTGTACCCGTACCTGTCCTTCAGCTTCTTGATGGCCCAGGGCTCGAGCATTGTGTAGGCCATCCCGAAGGGGAGGCCGACCTCGTCGATCTTCAACCGCGGCTCGACGGTGATCGTAGACCGCCCGCTGAAGTCCTGACGCCGGCGGGTGATGTCGTTCTGGAAGAGACCGCGTTTGGACTCCCCGGCCTCACCATACCCGGTCTCCTTCGGCTTCTTGCCGACAACCGTACCGATGACACCTCGGTATGCCCCGCTCAGGGGCTTGTCAGCACTCTTGGCCTGCACCAAGGCCGACATGCCGTCCAAGGTAGCGCGGCGAAGAGGCTTCAGTTGGTCGTCTGGGAGGCCCCACTTCTCCTTCGACTCCTTCATCGTATTGGAGACGAGGGCAAGGTCGCGGTAGAGGTGGTTGATGTCCTCAGCTACCCTCTCTCCAGAACCAATAGAGGTCACCGGGCGAAGCTTGGGCGGCATCACTGGGACTTTCTGTAAGACGTAGACGTCCTCTGGGCGCTTCTCGTTCTTCTCGAGGTTCTCGACGTACTTGAGCTTCTTGTAGATCGTACTGAGCTCTTTCGCCTTCGTCTCGGCCTTCAGCTTGCGGCCTTTGATATTGTCGGCATCCGCGAGCAGAGACTTGCGCAGAGCTGCCAGGTCTACCTCCTGCAGCTTCTTCTTGACTGCCTCTCCCCCCGTCAGGCCCTCGTAGCTGTCACTACCTTCGGTGATGGCCTTGACCTTCCCCTCAGACCACCCTGTCATGGCCGTGATTGCGGGCATGAACATCGGGTTCGGGATCGGCTCAGGGAGTTCGAAGTACGACCACCGCGTACCATTCTCACCGCCGGTCTTGATGGCGTCAAACAGGCCCTCTGGCTCTGCCACTACCCTGTCTCGCTTGTTCGCGAGCATGAGGCCAGCATCTTTGAGGCCTTTGCGCCCCATCGCCATACGAACCGTGTCCTCGTCGGTCTGGGGCAGGAGGCTGACCGTGTCTCCCTTGTTCATCTTCACGCCGGCGACGCGCAACAGGCCCTCAAAACGGTCGTTCTGGGTGATGTGGTTCGGTACCGGGATCGGCTTCCCATTGAGGAGCGCATCCCACAAGCCGTCGTTGCGTTGGCTCTTGAGGAGCTGCATGTCTCGCAGGTTCTCGACAGCCCCATGGGCAAGAAGTCCATACGTCCCGAGCTCCCCCAGAGACTGAGCTCCCCCATCTCCGCCAAGAGGAGTGTCCCACCTGTCGTACTTGCCCGTTGCCCGCGACCGAGACTTCTTCGAGACCTGGTGCTCGAGCTTCATCGTGTACTGCGGGCCGACGAGGACATCCCCGAAAGACCTGTTAGACCTTGTCGGGTCCACGAGCTCTTCTGTATCACTGAGACCAGCCTTCTTGAGCCTCTCCTTGGCTTCATCAATGTAGCTCTGACGACCAAACGGAGCGACCCTAATCGGCTTTCCAGTCTTTTCTGCGACCTTCCCTGTTGCGACCTCAAGGACCTGCCCGAGGTTGATCCTGCCAGGGATCCCGAGCGGAGACATGATGATGTCGACGGGCTTCCCGTCTTTGGTGTGCGGCATCTCCCCCGTTGGGAGGATCTTGACGACGATGCCCTTGTTCGCATTCCGTCCGACGAGCTTATCACCCTCCTTCATCTTCTCTTCGGTCTTGACGAAGACCCGCACCGACCCGTCGGGAGTCTTCTTGACGTCGGTCACAACCCCAGGGACGTCCTTGTCCCAAGTCATCGTCACTGGGTCATACGGGGACAACCGGGCCCGCTTCCTCTGGATGGCCTCCGGTGATCGAGGATCTACCTCCTTGAGGCCTGCGAGGAGAATCTGCCCAGGCTCTATCTTCTGCCCCTTCTTGATAACTCCGCTCTTGTCGAGAGCCCGCTGCTCATCATTGCTCTTGAAGCGTGTACCGAACCAATCCAAGAACTTGCTCTTGTCCTGGATCATCTCCTTGTCTTTCTTCGTACGCTCGTGGAGATGCACACTCGTCAGCTTTTCCGCTGCCTGGTCGCTGATGACAACGCCATCCTCGAACGCGTACCCCTTCCATGGCATGTAGGCAGCCTTGAGGGTCGTGCCCATCGCTAGGACGCCGTCTTTCGTGAACGAACTGTCTGCGACGAGGTCTCCCTCTTTCACCTGGTCCCCGACCTTCACTTTGACGTCGGAGTCGAGCACTACGCCGCCAGATGTTGGAAAGTCCTTGTAAGCCTTGACGACAACGGCCTTGCCCTTCTTGGGCTTGATGCGGACCTCGTAGGCCCCGTCGACTTCATTGACGGCCGTGACCTTGCCAGCTACCGGAGACTTGCGCGCCCCGGCGTGCTGAGACATCTCCTCTTCCATCCCCGTCTGGACTAGCGGCTGCTCTCGGTTCTTCAGCGGCAGGGCCTGGGTTACATGCTTCCCGGCCATCATAGCCCGATTCCCCTGATTGGACTGGAGGAAAGGGACCAGGTTCGTGGCCGTGTCGAAAGCCTGCTGTGGCTTGGGGAGGATGAAGTCCACCGTTTGCGGGTCGACAGACTCTATCTTGCCGTTCCTCTGCGCCAGCACTTTGCCCTTCGCAGCTTTTACACTCGTCCGGCCCGCTCGCTCGCGGATGTTGAACTCGTCTGGGAACGCGACAGTCGCCTTCGCGGCCTCCTCGGCTGAGACGCGCACTTTGCTACCGTCCGTCCGCAACATCTCGGTCTCGAGCTTCCCGTCCCTGGTGGCGCGGACACCGACAGGGAGGTGGAGAGAGACCCCTGCTTTTCGACTCTCCGGCGTGTGGAGAGGATCGATGAAGCCGAAATGTGACGGGCTTACCAGAGGAGCATCGGATGGAACTTGCTCCAAGTTCTTGATGGCCCCCAGGCCCAACATGCTGACTCGGTTGTGCCCAGACATCGTGCCGACGGGGTTGGCATGGTCTACGATGTCAGACTCATCTGAGTCGGTCAGCATAGTGTGGACCGGCTTGTCCAAGATCCGAAGTGGGAGGGCCTTGCTAGCCGTTTCGGGCTTCTTCTTTGGATTGTTGAGGCGACCACGTATCTTCGCACGGATGCGCTCGATGTTCCTTGGGTGTGAGATGCTCTCGGCGATCAGCTTCGGAGGCGCTGCCGTGTGCTTGAAGAGCAAAGACTCCCTGTCGTCTTCTTCAGCTTCCCCTCTGGAAATCTTGAGCAGGCGATTCATCGACGAGACGAGTGTGTCCCCATCGATGGTGTCGATACGCTTCCCGAGAGTCACCTCGGTCGTAGAGGGGTCGATGGAAGTGCGGCCGAAACTCTCTTTGATGCGCTTGGCCTTCTCGTCAGTGGACAGGCTCTTCGTCACCTTCGGGTAGATGGCCGCAAAGGCGCTATCGATGCTACGCTTCTTAGAGCGGGCCGATAGGTTGGCCTTGTGGATATCGTCCCCGAACCTCCCTGATAGCGCCTCGGTATTGTACCCCAAGGCCCCCAATAGGTCGTAGGCGTTGATGGTCTTCCTGGTCCCGATTTGAACGAGGAACTTCCCGCTCTGGTCGTCGAACCTGACTTGGAACTTCCTCCCGCGGTCGACCTTGCCGCCCTCGTGCAACCCGTTGTCGAGATTGAACTCGGACACGAGCTCACCCGCCTCGTTCCTCCGAGAGAAAACGCCCGACTTCCGGCGAAGGACGCTGTGTACTTGTCGCTCTTTCCCAGAGACGATGAAGGTCTTACGATCCGTCATCTTGGGCAGGTCCAAGACCTTCACCCGCGCTTTGTCAATCTCCCCTTTGGAGTCCCGCAAGGTGACATTGGCGTAGACGGGAATGGACCACGTCTTACCTTTGGTGAGCTGGGCGTATTGTCCCGAGATGTCGTCTTCAGCTTTGTTGTCGACAATGTCGACGCTGTTGAGTTCAACGGTCAGGTTCCTGCCAGCAACAGGGAAAATCTCCTGGATGGCTTCGCCGACCGAGTCCTTGATCTCGTCGTAGTCGTAGATCTCTTGCGCCATGAGTCATCCTAGATGGCCGCACTTCCCGGACCACGGCGCGGCGGAAGTTGCTGTGGTTGTGGCTGCATCATCTGAGCGCCGGGAGCTGTACCAGGTCCGAACCCGGGTCCTCCTGGCTGCATTCCAGGCTGCATCATACCTGGTTGCATCTGCTCTTCCTGCGGAGCCCCCTGCTCCTGAGGCTGCTCCTCTTGGCCTCCTCCTTGAGCTCGAATCTGCTCAACCATCGAGGCAATCTGCTGCGCGAGCTCGGGGGACTGCTGGGCAACCTCGGTCAGCGTCTGCTCGATGACCTCATCGGGCTGTGGGGCCAGCTGCTCGGCCATCCTCATCGCAAACTGCTGCGGGTCCTCTTCCCCAGTCGGTGGCATCCCTTGCTCAGCCCCGGGCTGCCCTTCCATCCCAGGTTGCTGCATGCCCATCTCTTGCTGCATCGACATCTGGGCCTTTTGTTGGACCTCTGCTGCTTCTGCCTGGGCCCTGGCCTGCTCGACCATCTGGATAGACATGTATTCGGACTGGCGCTTGAGGGACTGCTTGATGTCGTCGTGCTCGTCGGACGGGTTCTTCCCGAAGTAACCGAGCAATGTAGAGTCTCCAATCTTGTTCATCTGCGAAAGCATCAGCGCGTGCTGCTTCAGCTGGATGTCGTCGGCCATCTTGAATGGGGTCCACGCATACGGGATGATCGGCCACTTCAAGAAGCGGGCTACGGACTCGACGACGAACTTCGTCAGGCGCTTGTAGCCCGATGTGAAGCTCAAGATTTGGTTCTCCAACATCCGGAGTGAGACGTTACTGCCAGACCACTGGAGGCCACCGAAGATGAACTCTGTCGGGACAGCCAAGTCGGCAACAATCATCTCTGTCCAGCCACGAATTTCCGGGACGAGCAGTAGGTTCCGCCCATCGCCCCAAATCGGAGTTACCCCCATAGGGACAGGGGAGAAGGGGATGTAGTTGGGGTCCATCCTGGCCCGAGACACCTCCTCCTGAGTCTTCTGGAGGAGGTCGGTCAGGTTGGTGAACATCATAGGGTTCCACCCCTCACCGCCGCCCATCGGGAGAGGATGGATCATCGTGAGTGGAATCGTGCGCTCGATAGCGTTGGCCTCTTGGGCGCGCTTCATGAGTTGGACGTGGAAGATGTCCTTCAGAGCTGCGAGGATAGGCGGGTGTCCGAGGCCCTGAGATTCACCATCTGGGCTTGGGGCCTTGACGTGGACGAAGTTCCTCTTGTCAAACGTGACGAGGCCCCGCTTCTTCGTCGCAGCGATGAATGCCCACGGGGTCCTCTCGATGACCCTCCTGTCACCTCGCCGGACTCGGCGCATGAGCTGCTCGGAGGGTTGGTACTTGTACTCGGTCTCATCGGTAGCGTCGTTGTGGAACGTGAGGACGCGCTCAGGATTCCAGATCTTGATGCGAAGACCACGGGAGGTCCTCACCAACTGATCCTTGACCTTGAAAGGACCGTTGGTCCCGCACTTCCTGCATTCTCCGTGGAAGCGAAAGTCGACCCACCGGTACTCTTTCTTCCTGAACTCTCTAGCGCGCTTCCTGAAGCCACACTTCGGGCAGATGAGCCACCGGTCAAATGGATAGTGGATGCTGACGTAGGCGTTCCCAAAGGTGTAGTAGTGCAACCCGAACTGGTAGCACTTCTCGTACATCAGCATGTCCTCGAGCATCAATGAGGACCAGCGTTTCTTCCACTTGTCCTCGTCGAAGCTCGAGGACATGCTGGAGTCTGCGTCGCTCCCCCACACGAGTTCTGTGAGAGAGTAGGAGGCCATCTTGGTCACGTAGGCGTAGACCGGGCCATAGGTCAGCGCGTAGTACTTTGCCCAGCGGAACAGCGCCCGCATGTTCTTCGGCAAGTACACCTGCGATAGGTCGAAGAAAGGACTCGGATACCTGACCCCGACGCGGTTGTACTTCTGGAGGTGGCTAGCCGCCCCCAGACCGCCTACCGTGAATCCGTCACCACTCATGTGCTACTCACCCTCTTGTAAGTCGACAGCTCCCTGACGGACTCCTTGACGATACCCTGGACCTCGTCCCACAGTGCCCGATAGCGAACCCCCTGAACGGCCTCTTGGCTAGTCAGAGGATCAGACCCCTTCCTGATGGAAGCTTCTCTGTCGAGCGGGACGGAGAGGTCCCTTCGCTTCAGCAGTTCCCGAATCCGGTCCCCTGCGATCACTAAGGGGAAGGGCAATACCCACATTCCATGCTCGAGGCAAGTAGTTGCGATGTACGAGAGGACCTCTTCACTGTAGTTCTCCTGCTCCCCCCGAGCTTTCTCTACGAAAGACGCAAGGAGCATAGCCTCGGCCATCTGCTCCACAGTCGGGATAGGAAACCCCGTGAAATCGACCCCGTCACCGTTGATGCCCTGGCAAACCCAGTTGAACACCTCCCATTCTTTCCAGAAAGCATTCCCGGACTCCAGCAGACGCAGGGACTGTATCAGGTCTCGTGCACCCTGAGAGATCGGGAACGAGCCCTCCAAGACGTCTACAGTAGCCTGGGCCTCGTGGACCCACCAGTCCTCTCCAAGTTGATCTCGGAGGATGTACCAGACCGTCATCGACTCGAGGTCTGCGAGATCCGCTTCCGCCTCTACCTCGATATCAGAGCTGTCGACAAGGTCTTCGTCCGGGTCGGCCTCGATCTCGAAGTCCTGAGGCGTACCTACAGGCTTATCTGTGTAGAGGGAAGAGAGGTCCTCTAACTGTCCCTTGACGTTGAAGATATGAAAGGTTTTGACCGCCACAAGTTCATGCTCCTCAGACCTGGACGCCGTGCTCTGCTGTGATCTGGTTCGCCAGCCGGCTGATGATGACCTTCTGCGGCCGTGGTAGGGAGTTGAAGATGGCCTCGGGGTTCTTCCTCATCTCTTCAGCGAGGTGGTTCCCAAACTGCTCCTCGATGATCTTCTGGCGGTTGGTCGTCAGCCACTCGAGCTGCCCCTTCGTGATGGAGTTGATGCCATCATTGAAGAGGACCTCCGGCTCTTGGGCTACTTTACCAAACGTCGAGTAGACGGCGTCCGGAACGGAGTCGAACAGACCTGTCGCTCTGTCGAGCTCGTCGAGGTTCTGCGCAAAAGCCCCAGGGTCGAGACTGTCCTTGCTCTGGAACAGGCGCCCGTAAGCACTCGTGTCCATCGCCGCCTTCTCGAAAGCGCCGTCGCTCTCATCGGCAGCGACGCACATCGCCTGCCGCATCAAGATCGCCTCGAACAAGTCCGGGGCGTAGGTATCCGATGCGTACTTCTCGAATGGCGACGGGACGTGAACTTCCTCGGCCTCAGCCTGCTTCACGATGTGCTTGGCAAGAGCACGCTTCTCCCACCCTGTGAGGAAAGCCTCATTGTCGTAGAAATAGGCCATGGCCACCTTGACGCCGACGTCCTCAGGGGCAGATGCCGTCTTCACCTGCGGGAGAGGTGGAGGCGCACCCGGGTCGAGCATGACGAGGTTCGTCTCGGGAGAAGGCTCCTTGGTCCCGGCCAGCTTCTCGAGCTCGGGCGGGCAGTACATGCCGAAGTCCTGAGTGCATCGAAGAAGGTTCTCAGCCGCAACCTTCACCGCCTCCTGCGGGAGCAGTGTCTGGTTCCGGAGCAGGGCAACGGTGGACAGGGCGACGTTGCCCTCATCGACGCAGGCGAACTTTCTGTGCTTGGCAGGAGGGTCTCCTGGTGCATAGAGGACAAGGGCAAACTCAGAATCGGACAGCCCGTCCAGCTGATCCGTGAGGTCTGCGGCCACTTTGGTGAGGTCGGTTCTCAGTGTGGCTGGTAGCCGGCCCAAGATCGACGGGTCGTCGTAATGGTCTACTCGGAACATGATAACTCCTCGCAAAATCCTACCGCCAGCTTACTCGGAGCAGGCAAGACCGTCAACGTCGTGCCTTTCAGTTCTCCGTATAAGTCAGGGCACCGGATGACAGGAACATAGCGCAAGGAGGACATGAATGTCAGCAAGTAGAATTCCGCGACCGAGGACTTGGCTGGGACGCGAAAATGGGCGAAGAGTGAGAATCACAAGGTCCCCGAACGCCGACTACGACGATGACGACGATACTGGGATCGACGTACGGAGCGTAGGCAAGGGGAAAGACATCTTCTCCTCATCGATGGGAGACGTTCTCGAGTCCATCTTCCAGGACATCGACAACGAAGAAGACGTCCCGGTGAAGTGGGAAGACGCCATGGGGATGATGATCAAAGTGACCGGAAAAGCAGCCGCTATGGGCGCGACTCTGGTCGTCTCGCATGGTATTCTGATCGGCATCCGAGCAGCCTTTCAGAAAATGATGGTGTTCAAATGGTAGTAAAGGGGACCTGGGCACTCGTGCCCAAAGGGGAACTCAATTGGCGGGCGCTGACGAGCAAATGCTCGTACGCCTACGCTGACGGGCGCGAAGTGCAAGAGGTGTACGACGTCGGCAAGTACTGGATGTGTCCGAGGGAAGTCTTCTCGGACTCCCAGCTCAATCTCTTGCAGGTCCCTGTCTTGAGGATCGAGCCCGCGTTCCGAAAAGCATTCGGGTCGGCAGCCAATGTCGTCTCCGCGGACAACGCCCCAAACGAGAGGGCTCGGCGAGCACAAATCCAGGCTGTGGATGTGCTACTGGAAGAGAACGGGGTGATCCAACTGCCGCCTGGCACAGGGAAGACCGCTATCGGGCTACAGCTGGCACAGACCCTGGCCGTCCCGACGCTGATCGTCGTACACACGAAAGACCTACAGCAGCAATGGGTAGACCGAGCACAGACAGTGCTTGGTCTGCCCAAGGACCGCATAGGCCTGATAGGAGGAAAGGCCAAGAAGTGGAAGTACGAGGAGAAAGACCTCGTTGTATCCCTGATACAATCTCTATCCAGGACTCCGGACAAGTGCGTCCCCCTCTTCTCGGAGTTCGGGCTAGTCATCTACGACGAAGTACACCACATGCAGGGGTTCCAATTCCGCAACGGGTTGGCGATCTGCAGGGGTAGGCGTGTTGGGCTCAGCGCAACACCGGACTGTGCTGGGCTGGAGTCGGTCTTTTTGAACCACATCGGGCCTGTCGTCTACCGCAACGACGAAACCGACCTCGAGCCCGAGGTCTTCTTCGTCAAGACCAAAGCGCGCCTGACGCAGCAGCAAATCGCCAGGATCAAGGTAGGGGCGTCCCTTGATGACGATGGGGCTGAGCGTGCGTGGACTTTGAACGAAGTTGGTACAAGCAAGATCAACGACTCCATCCTGGCTCAGGTTCAGCAATGCGCTGGGCAGGGCAGAAAGCAGCTCCTCTTGAGCGACCGCAAGGAGCAGCTGCGCTTTCTTCACAGCAACCTGAAAGGGTCCTCCTTGTTAGTCGGGGACACGGACGCAGATGACCGGGCAGGAGCTCTACACGATAGTGACATCGTGTGTGCGACCACCCAGCTGGCAACAGAGGGACTCGACAGGCCCGAGCTGGACACGCTGCACATCTGCTTGCCCTGGGCCGGCAAGAGGCGCTTCGTCCAAGGAGTCGGAAGGATCCTCAGAAACCACCCAACCAAACAGCCGCCGCACGTCTACGCCTACGACCCAGTAGACGTGCCCATGCTACACCGAACATTCGGGAAGTTCCGCGGGAACGTGTACCGATACGGCTACAGGAGAAAGAGCATTGACGGAACTTGAACACCTACCGCCCTCGGAAGTCGAAAGCTACCTGGGAGCGGAGTGGGGGAATTGTACCCGCTGTCCCCTCAACGAGACCCGACTTGGTCGTCCGATCTTCGGGAAAGGAAACATCGACAACCCCCCGATCGTGTTTGTCGGGGAAGCTCCCGGCGTCCAAGAGGAGAAGAAGGGAGAGGTCTTCGTCGGCAAGACTGGAACGACCCTATTCGACGTCCTCTGGATGCTCGACATCGACAAGGATCGCCACTACTACACCAACGCAGTCCTCTGCCGCCCGCCCGACTTGGAGAACCCCAAGTACAACCGGCAGCCGATGGGCGGAGAAGTCAGCGCGTGTAGGGAGCGCCTGCACAAGGAGATCTACCACCTGAACCCGCTTCTGGTGGTAGCTCTCGGTGCCGTTGCTGCAAAGACACTCGGCGGGCCATCCTGCACGCTCAAGGCCTACCGCGGTGAAGTCGTCAACATCAAAGTCCCTAGCGAGGTCAAGGGAGACTTGACATACCCCATGCTAGTGACCTGGCACCCGGCCGGTGTGCTTCGTCGTATCGACAGCCGGTTGCCAGACAACACCCTGCCCCCCATCGACAACTTCCCCAAGGTCTTCTTCAGCGACGATCCGTATGAGCAGCTCGTGAGAGACCTGGCGATTGCCGAGGGGATTACCCAATACGTACTTGCGGCCTACGAAGGACGGAAGAGAGTTCCGGAGATTGTGGAGGAGTTGGCCGTATACCTGAACTAGGAGGAGTAGATGCCGAGAATCAAGAAGAGCGGCGCATTGAGAGACGCCTACGAGCTCGCTACACAGCTGAACGACATGACGGCTGTAGTTGACGAGATCAGAGCCAAGCAGACGGAGGCCGAAGAGCTCTACCATGCAATGCTAGAAGCCCCGGAGCTGCTAGACAAAGTTCGAGAACTTGCCGAGAACATGCCGGCAAAGCCGAGCTTCCAAGACCAGATCGACGAGAGGATGAACGAGATCCAACATCTGATGGCGAAAGCCAAGAGGATCTCCAGGAAATTCTCACGGCCCCAAACCATCGAAGGGTGGACGTTCAAAAGCCACTCCGGGGGCAAGAACAAGGCTTTCAACATCAGTGTCCTGCGTGACCTGGGGTACGGAGACATTGAAATCGGAGGGCAGCCGCTCATCATCACCGAGGAGAAAGTGGACCCGAAAATCTGGGACGCGGCTGTTGCACAAGGGTTCATAAAAGTCGATACTGCTACGCGCGCCGGGGGTTTCGTAGAAACCAATAAGACCAGGCGCGCGGCGTTCAAGAAATCGGAGGAGTCATG